CTTGCATGACCCTCCCAAGGCCAAAGGCTCACTATTGGAATTTGAACGAGGCAATTTATCAATGGCAATCGATGGACTTATACGAAACTTCTTCCGCTTCGGTCAAGGAACAGGGCGAGGTCGAAAAGATGAAAAAGGCTAGGCCAGCCCCCAAAATCTCAGTCATTCATGCCACAAAGGGAAGACCGCAAATCGCTTGGCAGAGGCGGTGGCAATGGCTTTCCTTGGCCGAGAAGCCGTTGGAAGTTGAATGGATTTTTGCGGTAGATCACGATGACCCCCAAGATTACACCCCCCACCAAGCCATCCGAACCAACCCCGGAGGCATCATTAACGCCTGGAACTATGGAGCAAAACAAGCCAAGGGGGATATTTTAATTCAAATGAGCGATGATTGGAGTCCCTGCCGTCATTGGGATGCCCTAATTTCAAACGCTATTGGGGCTACAAAGGATTCTAAAGTGCTGGCAATATCTGATGGGCTTCGGACTGATAAACTGCTCTGCATGGCGATTTTAACGCGAAATAGGCTGGAACAGCAGGGGGGCTATATGTTCCACCCAGATTATCAATCATCTGATGGAATTTATTCGGATAATGAATTTACAGAAAGGGCTTATGGTGATGGAGTTGTGATTGAGGCCAAGCATATTGAGTTCAAGCATGAAAACCCCTTGTTTACAGGCGGCAAGCCGGACGATCTAATTAAGAACCACAACAAGCCAGAATTTTATGAGAAAGGTAAGGCAATCTATGAAAAAAGAAAAGCCGATTCTTGGCGTTAGAAAACCAAAGCCCACCGACCCAAAAGATTTAGGGGTTATTACTTTTGGCAAGTCTAGGCCGGACAAAACCAAGTATGTGCTGATGGATATTGAGTATGATGAAAAGGCAGGGAAGGAGCTTTATGAAGTTGGAATGGAATTGCTTGCCAACGATAGGGAAGCCGTCATCAATTATGTTGTTGTGAAAGCCATCAAATACACGGCAGAATTTCAAAAATCAAAATGCAAGAAATCACCCTAGCTGACCCATTTGGGAAAGCCTTGGCGGAATACTCCAAAGGGCTTGCGCTTGGCGTAGAGATTGGCGGAGGAACCGGAGACGGCTCCACGCAATGTATTAAAACAAGGGAGTTGTTTAGTTTGGAGATTCACCCAGATCGCATAGGCCGTCATCAATACAATTTGGATTCTAGGCAGGGCGGACTTGCAATTCATCAGCTTTCAAGCAACCCGATGAAATGGATGAGCGAGGATGAGGTGACGGATTTTTATTACAACACAAACACAATGCTAAACCAATATTCTTTGGAGCAGATTATCGAGTGGCACAAGGAAGACTTTAGAATGTCGGCTAAATATGTCTGGGGGAATATGACACTAAAAGACAGGGTTGATTTTCTCTTGCTAGATGGAGGCGCATTTTCTGGAAAAGCAGATTTTGAGGTGTGGTTTCCCAAGGTGAGAGAGGGCGGGATTGTGGCCTTGGATGATACCAACGACATCAAAAACAAATATAATTATGATTGGCTCAAGGACTTCAATTATGATTGCGTTTGGGAGGAAAAATCTTGGAGGAATGGATGCGCCATTTTTAGGAAATGATTAAAGGAGTTATTCATTCTGAAAATCCCATAGAGCATTGGGGGTCGCTGGATTGCAGGGGGAAAGTAATTCTCGACTTAGGATGTGGGTTTTGGACTGAAACTGAAAGGGCAACTGGCAATGGAACAGCAAAATATTTTATTACTCAAGACCCCATAAAATATATTGGAGTAGACTTGAATGAGCAAGATATTCAAAGATTATCCAAGGAATTTACACAAGGAACTTTTATTCAAAAAAAGATTCAATCAACAATGGATATTCTTGGTCTTCTCTCTGAATACAGGCCGACCATTGTAAAATGCGATATTGAGGGAACGGAGGATGCCTTATTTGGCCTTTCCTCAAGTGAGGGTATTTTGGAGATTGGAATTGAAACCCATCACGGAAGGGAGCAGGCTTGCCTGGATTGGCTTAATAAGGTTGGCCTAACTCCGTGGAAATTTGATTCGGCCTCTTTTTGTCCAGAGATAAATATTATTTACGGAAAATGCTAACCATTTTCACGATCGTTCTAAACGGCGAACCGTATATCTCTAAAAAGCTAGAGATATTTCAAAAACTCCAAATCCCTTGGCAATGGCGAATTGTTGAGGGAGTGGCAGAGCCTAGAAATTGCACCAGATGGTGCAGGCAAATCCCCGACAAATGGCATAAGGATTATCTTTCTGTTGATGGAACGCACGAATATGTAAAGAACCTAAACCACCCGAAGGTTTCTGTTCAATGGCAAAACAAGCCTTGGGATGGAAAGATTGCGATGATACGAAGGGCGTTGGAAGCGGTCGATTGCGGGGTTGTGATGGAGCAAGACGCTGATGAGTTTTGGACTCTCGAACAGATGACTCAAGTTTATGACCTCCTAAAAGACAGAACACCGGGAACCTCGGCGCAGTTTCATTGTAATTATTTTATTGGAAAAAAGATTGTGGTTAGCCGCAGGGGATTGGGTTCTTATCCCTACGAATGGTACAGAGCGTGGAAGTGGGGCGAGGGCATAGAATTTACCAGTCATGAACCGCCCTTGCTGAATCACCAGCCGATCAGAATCCCAAGGGGAATCACCGAGGAGATGGGGCTGGTATTCGATCATTATGCTTATTGCACAAAGGACAATGTGGCCTTCAAAGAAGATTTTTATGGATATGCTGGGCTGACCCAGCAATGGGAGGAGCTACAAAAGACCCACGGCCCAGTTCGTCTAAACAAATACTTTCATCACATTCAAGATAGAAGCGTTGTGGACGATGCGGCCTAAAATAATCAAATACCAAGAAAAGCTGGGGGATGTGCTTCGATGCCTTCCGGCTTGCAAATATCTAGCCGACCAAGGCCATGAAGTTTTCTTTGATTGTTTCCCCTCCTATCACGGGGTTTTCGAGATGGTTTCCTATGTCCGGCCAATGGTCGAATTAAGGGTGGATGCCGATTTTTTAGATTTACAGATTTGGCCGATGAAATACTTGGAGTTTTTGCAATCCAGAAAGACTTGGCACGATTTTGTTTATAGCCATCCAGAGATTAGGGGAGCAGACAAAACAAACATTGTTTTAGACAAATTAGGAGCAGAGCCGCCGGAGGGATTGCCCAAGGAATATCATTTGATTGCCCCATTTGGAATTTCCCAAAGCTACAAAAGAAACCCCCTTACGATTATTCAAGATGCCATTAAGGAGCTAGGCAAAGACAAAACCTATATCCTTTGCCCCCCAGAGATAAGAATTGAGGGGCTTTTGACCTATACGGCAAACTCTGTCGAGCAAATGGCAAAGGCCATAAGAGATGCCGATGAGTTTTGGGCAATCAACTCAAGCCCCATCATTTTGGCCTCTGCCGTCAGAAGGGGAAAGCAGAGCAAGTTTTGGGGCGAAAGGGATGGCCACGAAGTTCAGAATGTCTTTGATTTTGAGGGACTAATTAAGATGGATTGACACTAGGGTTGGGTTTGATGGGCGGGGCTATTTCCACTTCTTATTTCGGTATAGACCTCAACTATATGATTTCTGATCTATGGGTGAGCGTGACCGGGCTTGCCTCAAATCCCGTTTCTGCCGTGGCAACCGACCTTGGAACTTCGGCAGATTTAGATGTTGGCGGGGAGGTTTTTAGACTCACAAAAAGCCTGGTGGTTTGCGCTTCTGCCGTTTCCACGGTTACGATTGGTAATCTTTGCACCTTAGACGGGATAGAGTTTATGGTTGCTCAATTTTCAACTTCAACGGACGGCCTTTCCTTTACCCTAGACTTGGCCGACCCGACAACCTAATGGCTTCGATAGAAAGGGAAGTTGAGAAGGGGCTTCTCAACGCTGTCTCTGGCGTGACGGGGGTGAATCCCTACACAAGCGAGCGCGGAAACCCAAGATTACTCCCAAGCTTAGTCGCAAGGGCAACCATAGGCTCAGAGCTTCTTGGGCCGTTTACGGGGCTTTTTAGCGTGCCAGCGACTCTTACCTATACCGAAAGGGCAGACTCAATAAGCCGAACTGCCTTTGATGCCAAATTTCAAAGCATCGTTGCCGAGCTTTATCGTGATCCCGACCTTCCTAGCTATATGACCAATGTGACTAGCGTGACGATTTACCAAGCCAAGATGACAAGTGAAAGCCCAGAGATTATCGCAAGGAACAGAACTTGGGCAAAAACCATAAGCCTAGATGTGCAGGCAACGGCTAAAAAATGAGCCAATCTATACAATATCTGGTCGAAGATGCCGTGGCTGGGCTTATAGACTCAATTTCGGGGCTTAATGTCTATACTGCAAATAGGACGGGAAAGAGGCTTTTCCCCTTTGCCTCTGTCCAGGCATCAATCAATAGCCAGCTTTTAGGGAACTTTACGGGAGTTTACGACTTGAATGTGGCGGTTAATTATTCCGACACGGCGGTTAAGATAAGCCAAGAAGATTTTGATTCTGAATATTGCAACATCTTTGAAGCCTTTTATTCAGAAACCCCAACACTAAAGGCTAAGATACAGACCGAGTTGGATTTGATTGGGGGAACTTGTTATATGGCAAGGATTGTTAGCCAATCACCCACCATAAGGACAGATAAAAGGGCTTGGCAAAGGGGACTAACCCTAAATGTCTTTGCCACCCCGCTTCCGGCGGTTGCCCCATATGTCGCCGCCCTACAATTTAATGACCATCGCAACTCCCAATATTTGGGGGCAATTTAACAAGAAAGGTAGAATCAAATGGCCTTAGCAGTTTTAGACGGCAATCAATCAGCAACCACCCTTTCCTCGGTAGTTACGGGAGGGGAGCATATTGTTGCCCATAGCGTTGTCTCCCTTGGCTCAACTGCCATCTCAAATATCACTTCAGCGGTAAGCGGGAGCGTTGTTTCAGTTAGTAATTTTCCAGCCTCTCAATCCACAACCTTTGGGGCGGTTACAGGCTCAGTCTCAGTTCTAAACTTCCCCGCCAGCCAGACCATTGCTGGCACGGTGACGGCAAATACGGCCTATGCCACAAGCGTAACAGGAGCAGCAAAAGGCGGCACGGTGACGGCCATGCCAGTTGCCCTGGTCGATTCGGGCGTTTATGGCGGAAGCATTCTTGCC